CCCGATGGCGGCTTCGGGGCGGGCGGCTTGGGCGCCGGCGGCTTCGCGCCGCCTCCTCCTGACGAACCGGAGCCGCCGGTCGAGGGCGTGCCGCCGTTGGCCGCGGTGTTCCGGTCCTGGATGAACTTGAGCTGGTAGGTGGCCTCGAGGCCGGTCAACTCGGCGACGAGATCGTTCTGGAGCTTCTCGGCCGCGGCCGAGACCAGCGGATCCGACGACTTCAGCCCGGTCAGGAGTTGCTGCCCGACCGAGCCCTTGCCCTGGAGGATGTCCTCGATGTTCTTCTCGCGCGTCACCGCTGAGATCGGGTTGACCAGCGCGGCTGCCAGCGCCTGCGACGCCGTGGTGATGTCGTCCTGACCCTTCTGGAGGTCGGTGGCGGCTCGCGAGCCGAAGCTGCCCATCGAGGCGAGCGTGTGGGTGAACGCCTTGTCGAACGTCCCGCCGGGCCCGTAGACATCGTCGGCGACATTACCGGAGGCGTCGAGGTCGCCCGAGACCTGGTTCGACCACTCCTTGGCCGCGGTCCCGGTGCTCTTGAGGCTCTCGGTCGTCTTGCTCATGTGCGTGGCGAACAGGCCGGCGAAGTTACCAGCCGCGTTGCCCACGTCGGTCAGGTCCTTGGTGACGCCGCCGAAGCCGTTGTCTCCGGTGAGCCCGGCGAAGAAGTTGGTCTGGAGCTTCGTCGCGAACAGGTCCCAGCCTGCCGTCGCCTCTCCCAGCTTGACCCGCTGGTCGACGAGGAGCTGGTTCTGGAGCTCGAGTTGGCCGTTCTGGGTGTCGAGGTACTTCGTCGACTGCCCAGCGGCGATGTTGTTGATCTGGTTTAGGGCGTCCTGGCTGGTCGTGACGTCCTTGATGTTGATGCCGAGGCTCGCGAGCCCGCGGTAGCGACCAGCCTCGACGTCGACGATCTGCTGGGTCGCGGTGCCGAGCGATTCGTCGGCGTAGCGGGCGAGGTTCGCCGCGATCGCCTGGTCGGACTGCGCCTTGCCGAGGTCGTGCGTCGCACCGACGAGCTGGGAGAGCGAATCGCGAAGGTCGTTCTTCGAGAAGGCGGTCGCGTCCTCCATCTGCCCGATGTACTTCTCGATCGCGGTCGTATTGTCATCCCAGGCCGGCAGGTTCTCCCGCAGCGTCGCCGCGAGGTGCGACTGCGACGCCTCGTCGTCGCGGGCATCCTGGGCCGACTGCGCGAGCGTGTTGCCGATGTCGCTGATCGCGGTCTGGGCGATGTTGAACGTCGAGATCCCGAGGCCCTGTCCGATGCCGGTCATCAGGTTCTGGAACCGCCCGGCGGACGCCGCAGCCTGGTCGGTCGCTGCCGTGAACCCGGTCGCGTTGCCAAGGATGTCGACGATGATCTGACGGGCCACTACAGGCTCCCTGTCGTCTCGAAGCCCGCGGCCGCCGCGACGGTGCCGATGGCATCGTCGGCCGCCTTGATGAACTCAGGCGTCGCCTCGGAGATCGCCGGGTACAGGTAGCGGCCGCCCTTGGGTGCCGAGCGCCTCACGGCGCCCATCCATGCGCCCTTGCCGTGGCCTCGGCCGGTCGAGCCGCCGAAGTCGAGCCAGGGGTAGTAGTCGCCCGAGACCCCGCGCCAGGGCGCGCCGCCGGCGGGTCGGGCGATCCCGGCATACTGCTGGCCCGCGACAGGAACCAGCGAGCGCGCCGCTTCACCCGACCGAATCGGCATCCGTTGCTGGGCGATCCCCACCACGTACTTCGCGACGCCCAGGAACGCCGTCCGGAGTTGTCGGGGCAGGCTCGAATCGACCGCCTTGAGTGCGGCGACGAACTCAGGGACGCCGATGATCTTGACCTCGACGCTCTTGTCAGCCATGCGCCTTGCGCTCCATCTCCGCCCGCGCATTGCGGTACACGTCGAAGGCGCGCCACTGGACGTACTCGTTATTCGCCATGTCCTCGCGCACCTCCTTGAGCGTCAGGTGCAGCCGTTCCGCCAGCAGGAAGTCGTAGGGATCCAGCTGGTCGAAGTCCTCCTCGAGCAGGACCCGCTCGAACTCCTGCTGCGGGCTTAGCCTTTTGGGTCCTCCGACTCTCCAGGCTTGGACATCCCGGAGAGCTTCCAGATCGCCATGAGCAGTTCGTCGCCCTGGTCGAACGTCACGCTGTTGAGCCAAGCTCGCGCCTGGTCCGCCGTATCGCCGGTGGCCGCGGCGATCGTGAAGACCTCGGTCTCGTCGACCTCGTCCTGCTTGCGCAGTTCGATCGCGTGCTGGACCTCGGCACGGGAAAGCGATCGGATCGCGATCGCCTCCCCGTTGACCGTGACGGTGTCGGTGCTGAGCGGCTTGATGACGAGGGCCACGTCAGTTCGCGGCGAACGTCGGGGCTCCGGTGACGAGGAACGAGCTCGTGAAGCTCACCTTGCCGCCGACCGGGCTCGACTCGGCATACGCGGTCAGGATCGCCGTGCACGTCCGCTTGAGCTCGCCCGTGGCCGTGCCCGCCGGATTGACGACGACGGTCGTTGAGCCGTTGCCGATGAGCCCGAGCAGCTTGGCCGCTGGGCCAGTCGTGGCCGTCGGGTCGAAGTCGCCGTTGAGGCTGATCGTCGCGCCGGCGAGGCCCTCGATCGCCGCCTTCCAGGCGTCACCGAAGGTGGTCACGTCGGCCGTGTCCACGGCGATGTTGACGCTGACCGAGTCGCAATAGGCCGAGAGGTCCGTGCCACCGACGGTGACAACGGCCTTGGCGCCGTACCGAAATCCCGTTGCCATGTCGCTTGCTCCCTCTAGTTCCTGCTGATTGCCAGGCCGAAGGTGATCGTCGGCGTCGATCCGCCGGTGACCGTCGCCACGTACCGCACGTAACGCCGGAGGGTGGTTGTCACGGCCGCCGAGGCGAGCCGCTGGGAGGTTGCCCCGGTGGCCGCCGTGAAGGCCGCCCCGGTCACGTCGGACCACGAGCTGTTGTCCGCGCTGTCCTGGAGCTTCACGACCCAGGAGCCGGACGAGACCGCGACGACGTGCAGGTGGGCGTGCCAGCCGGTCGAGCTCGAGGCGGCGTCGTCGTGGCTTGCGCCCGTCGTCGTGCCGCTGTCGGTCGTCGCAGCCGGGTGGAGGATGTAGCCGAAGCCGATCGTCCCGTCCGCCTGGACCGCCCAGGTCAGCAGGACCGCACCCCCAACCGGGCTCGACTCGAGGACCGTGACCTCGTGGACCTTCGCCAAGCGGGCTGCGGAGCCGATTGCGACCCCGCCGGGCATCGTCGTCAGGACGCTCCCGCCGTTCTCGATCATCGCGATCAGCTGGGCATCGTTGACCTTGTCGTAGAAGCCCTTGCAGTTGACCTCGCCATGCGCCAAACCTTCGATCGAGGTCTTCCAGCTCGCGCCGAATGTCGAGGTCTCGGCCGTGTCGACGCTGACTGACGCGGAGAGGTCGTTGAAGAACTGGCTGACATCGACGGCGTCGAGCCAGATCGCCGCGTTCTTGCCGTGGACGAATGCCATGCTCAGCTCCCCAACTGCCCGTCGAGGGCATCTTTGATCCCAGTGGCGCCGGTCAATGCATCGGCGACCGCCTTGCGGGTGTTCCGTTCGACCCACTTGCCGATGACGAAGTAGAGCGGGATCGTCACGGAGTCGCTGCCCCGCTGGAAGGTCATGTCGAACGGATTGGGCCCGGTCGGGTAGCCGACGACGGCGCACGGCGGGCTGATCTTGTCGGTCGGATAGGCGAAGACCCGGGTGGTCAGCCCGCTGGGCACCTTGGCGGCGATGGCGTCCATCAGCGCGTCGAGGTCGATCGGCCCCTGGGTCATCACGTCGATCGAGTACTCGACCGAGGCGTAGGGGATTCCATCGAACGTGAACGGCGAGACCTGCCATGAGGAGACCCGGCACTGCCCGACGACGCTCATACGAGGTTGTCCACGAGGCTGTAGGCCCGCAGGATCGCGTTCTGCCGGGCCGTGACGAACTGGGCGATGTTCGGAGCCGAGTGGACCATCGGGGCATTGCTCGTGCCGTCGGCATCTGCTGAGCCCGTCGGGAACGCATGGAACGCGCGGATCGCCGTGTCGCGGGCGACGCTGGCGAGGTCGTCGGGGATCACCGCCCAACCAGCCGTCCCGGTGACCCGGACCGTGGCATAGCCAGGTGGGAAGTAGCGATAGATCGTCGCGTAGTCCGAGAGCTGGAGCCAGTCAAACGGAGCCCCGGGCATGCTCGAGCCCCGGAGAAAGTATTCGTTCGACGGGATCGTCGTGTAGGCCTGCCCGGTATAGGCCGCGATCTCGACGAGGGTCACGGCCCGGAGGCCGCCCAGTCGGACGCCGTCTGCTGTGATCGGCAGCCAGAGCTTCGTCCGCCGTGGCGGCAGGTAGGGCTCCAGCGCGAGCTTCGGCTCGCCGCCGTCGTACAGGTAGGTCGCCGAACTGATCGGGGCCATGACCCGCTGGGTCGCCGATTCGATGTACTGGTTCACGCCGTCGCAGATGACCGCCAGATTGGCGTCATCGTTCGTGTCGGTGATGCCCTCGGCCAGCTTGACCTCGGCCGGCGTCACGTAGGTCCCGATCGCAGTGCTCACGGTTCATACCTTCGGTTCTGGGACAGGGCGTTTCTAGGCCGGAGGGCGGTCATCGGGCGGCCATCTGCTGCCATCGACGGACAGTTCGAGGCGACACGTCGAGCTCCTCCGCCAGCCGCTCGACGGTGATGGCCCGACCGCCCGCGGAAAGCCGATGACGGGCGTCGGCGAGTCGCCGGGCGATGCTCGCCTGGTCATCGAGCGCCGGCGCCGGACGACCGCGCTGGGCGTGGGCCAGCTCCGGATCGCGTCCGCAGGACGAGCACGGCTTGACCTCGGTCGATGCACCGCACCAGCCGCAGGCAATCCGGGTCATCGGACCTCGTCTCCGGCCGCCGCGACCGAAGTGGTCTCGCTGATGAGGCGCTTGATCGCCGACGACGATCCGGCCGGGCCGGGCGTGTAGGGCAGGTAGACGAGCCGCAGGCCGGACATCTCGAGATCGAGTTTCGTGAGTCCGACCTGGGCCAGGTAGTCGCGGCCACGCCAGTCATCGCCCACGGCGAGGATGTCGGGCCGGACCTGGGCGAGCAGGTCGCGGATCGTCCCATCCGCCTGGTCGTTGGGCAGGACGGCGTCGACGTACCGACAGGCGGCCAGCATCGCTTCGCGCTCCGTGTAGCCGAACGTCGGCGGCCGGCCGCGGTACTGCGTGACGAACCGATCGGTGTTCAGCCCGACATACACGCCCGGGAATGGGCCGACCTCGGCGAGGTCCGCGCAACGGCGCAACAGGGCGACGTGTCCGGAGTGGAACAGGTCGAAGGTCCCAGCAGTCAGGACGATCATGCGGGCTGCTCCCCGAGCCACGGCCGCGACTCGTGCCACCAGCCAGCCTCGAGTCGGTATTTCCACGTCCGCTCGGGCACCTGGACGAACTTTGCCCCGGCGTCGAGGCACTTGTGCCAGAAGCGCCAGTCGTAGCCCTTGACCTCGTCCCAGCCCCCCACGTCGAGGACCAACTCGGTCCGGATGAGCGCGTTGTGGCTGACGATCGACAGCGAGCGGAGGGCGACAGGATCGAACGGCTGGTTGTAGTGCTGCCAGGGATCCGGTCCGAGTACGTCGCAGCCGGAATAGACGACGTCCGCATCGCCGCTCGCGGCCATGAGGGCCTCGAGATGCCCCGGGTACAACAGGTCGTCGTCGTCGAGCGTCGCCAGCCAGTCGGAAGTCACAGCGGCCGCGAGCAGGTTCTTCGGCCGGGCCCCTCCCCGCCGGATGTAGTCGACCGCCACCAGGTGCTCGGATGGCTCCAGGGTCTGCGCCACTACAGAGGCCATCGCCTCGGCCAGCAGCTTCCCGCGGCCGGGCATCGTCGCCGTGATGACCGTGACGCTCATGCCGCGGCCTTCGAGCGCAACGCCTTCCGCCGAGCTGCCCGATTGGGTGGCACAAGGGCCGTTGCCATGTCGGCGAGGATCGGGCGCCAGTAGCGCTCGAAGACGGCGTCGGCCCGATAGGCCTCGGCCTTGGCGAGCGCGGCGTCGCGCAGGTTCGGATCGCCGCGGCGCTGGTAGGCCTCCTCGAGCGAGCGGCCGATATGGCCGATGAACGGCTTGCCGAAGTTCGCCCCGCTCCGCCCGTCATAGTCCGGGTCGCAGGCGACGAGCCAACCGGACGCCGTGCGCCGCGATCCGATGTTGTCCATCGCCCAGGGCACGTCGTCGACGAGCTCGGTCTGGGCCGTCCAGTTACTGGCGATGACCGGCGTCCCGCAGGCCTGCGCCTCGATCACCGGGATCCCGAAGCCCTCGCCCCGGCTCGTCGCGAGCAGGACATCGAAGGCCGAGTAGGCGGACGCCATGTCGGCGTCGCTGAAGTCCTGCTTCTTGAGCCGGTACTGGTCGGCGAACCGGACCCGGTCGGCCGGCAGGCCGTTGAAGGCGAACAGGCCCGGCAGGTACAGCATCTGCGGTCCCTGAACCTGCGAGTGGACGTAGACGTAGGCGTCCTCGTGGTCCTCGAGGAGCCGGGTCAGGCCCGCGGCCATGTCGCTCATGCCCTTGCGGTCGTAGATCAGCGAGCCGGTGTTATTGGCCACGATCCCGACGAGGTAGGCGTCCGCCGGGATGCCGAGCTTCTGGCGGAAGTCGGATTCGGTCGGGTGGAAGACGTCGTCGACGGCGTGCGGCGCGTAGAGCACCGGGAACGGATGCTCGGTCGTGGAATCGGACCAGGCATCGGAGAGCTTTCGCAACCAGTCTTCGCCGAAGCGGCTCATCGCGATCGCAG